GGGGGATCGTTCTCCAGGTAGAGATTGATGAGGTCGCCAACAGCCGCCAACTGGGTGAGTGTGTACCCACCGGGGTTGTTGGTGTCCTTGAACTTCATGTCATCGGCGGTGCGCCAGATGACCGTGCTCTCATCTTCATGGGTGGCATCGTCGATGACGAGGCCAGCACACTCAACGAAGTCCTCCGTCGGGTCCATCGACGTGGGGAACTCATCGTTCTCCACACCCCCGGTGTCGGCGGACTCCAGCTTGAGCGGCTTGACCTTGTCGAGTGCCACTTCAGCTCCTAAGAAGAAGGGCGGGGCAGGAGAGCAAACCCACCCCGCCCTTCAGGACGTCAGCTACCTATGTTGCTAGGCGGCCTTCTTGCCGTAGTCCACGATCCTGACGAAGAAGTCGGTCGCGTTCCAGGCCATGCCGCACTGGACCACACGCCGAGCCGCACCCGGAAGCGACCGGGTCAGACCGCCACCCGTCGCCAGGTAGTACGCCTGGCCCGGAGACGGAGTCTCGCCCTCAGCCGGGAGGATGCCGTCGCAGACACCCGCGATCACCACCGGGGTGATGTTGCCCACACCGGGGTTGGTCCTCGCCACGCCAACGACCTTGGCCTTGGCGTCCGTGGTGTCAGCCTGGTCGATCTTGTTGGCCGCGCTGATGTAGACCGGATCACCGATGGTGACCGACCCACCCGTGGCATCCATCGGCATCTCGACGACGGGAGCCTTGCCCGCCACCAGACCCGTGTGCGTGTGGTAGGAGTCGGCGTTGCTGCTGGAACCGCCCGTGACGGCATCGAGAGCTGCCTGGGTGACCGTGGCACTGACCGGCGTGCCAGCGATGCTGAAGCTCGCCGGGAGGCCGACGACACTGAGACCCAGACCGGGGTTGGTCGTGGTGTCGAGGGCGAGGGTGGGACCACCCACGGCGTTGAGCTTCAGCTCCAGACCGCCACCGTCCGCGCCGCCCGTCTGGTTGCGCTGGATCGCACCGTGCTTGTGGACGGCGACCCGCAGCTTGCCAGCGGCGGTGTCGGCGTCGAACTCGAGGCCGGACTGCCTGGAGCCGGGGCCGGAGGGAGCGCCCTTGCCCTGGGCGTTGGCAACCGCGTCCAGATCGACCTTGATGCTCTGGCCGGTGAGGATGAGGCCCTGGTCGTAGGTGTAGCCGGGAGCGCCGGAGAACTGGCTGAACTTGATGGGGTCGGTCTCTATCGTCGCCACGTCCAGCACCTCGGACCAACCGGAGTTCTTCCAGGCGGTGCCCTCGGTGACGAAGACGTAGAGGCCCTTGTGCATCTCGGTCGAGCTGGCCTGATCTTCGGTCGTGCCTCGGGTCAGCTTGAGCTTCGCGCCACCAGCACCGAGAGTCGTGACGGTGTAGACGCCGTTGTCCACATGGCCCGTGACGTCGTCACCACCCTCCATGCTGACGAGGACCCGCTGTCCCACGGACAGCGTGTAGCCGTCCATGTCGTTCAGGTAGCCGCCGCCGTTGACCGGGGACTCCAGGGTGTGACCGGGACCGGGTCCACCAGCCGCCACGAAGTCGGCTCCCGTGGTGGTGCCAGCCGACATGCCCGTCTCGGTGCCGAAGATCGCACCCATAGCGCTGATGATGACCTCGGAGGTCAGACCGAAGGTCGAGCTGTGGATGTCGACGTTGTTCGAGGCGGTACCGGCGAAGGCGATGTTGTAGCTGTAGCCGAAGGCAGCCCACCGAGCATTGATCTCGGCGATGAGCGCTGCCCTCGTGACACAGTTGACCGACAGCGTGATGGTCCGCGTCGTCCCGCCATCGATCTTGACATCGAACTTGTCGCCGATCACGAAGCCGCCAGCCCACGTTCCACCCGTGGCGATCCTGCGGGCCTGGCTTCCGAGCTTGTGGTTGGTCTTGGCGACCACCGAGGCGTGGGGGTCGAGGCCGGATGCGATGGCATCGACGTAGGCCTTGTTGACGCCATCGTCCGGATCGACTGGCGTGGCGACGTTGATGATCGGGTTGTGCCCGAGGTCGATCCCGATGCCGCCGTCTACGGCAGGCGGGACGACTACGTGGCTGACGTTGAGGGAGTCACCACTGGTGAGTGACAGTTCCTCATGGAAACCCTCGCTGGTGTTCATGAAGAGCGGTTTTACGAGTGCCATTTCTTCTCTCCTAGCTGTTCGAGGGTTTCCCTGCTGCGATTCCCGCTCTCAGGAACCCTACGTTCCTTGCCTCATGTCCCTCAGCACACCGCTTTCGGGATCGTACACCATCTCTTTCGGATCGAGTCCGTACTTCTCTGCGATCTCCGTGACCACTCGCTTCTGCTCGTCCTTCCGAGCATCGGCAATGGCCAGGAGCTGCTCCCTGTGCGCGGCTCGCGCTTGATCTTCCTTTGCGAACTTCCGCCGAGCCTCATCGTTCTCCAGCTCCTGGTTCCTGAGCTGGAGCAGGATGTTCATGCACTCGGTCTCACTCTTCACGAGCGTGAGCCGCTCGAGGTCCGTCATCTTGAGGACGACCTCTCCTGGTGGAGCCGTGACCACATGGATCGCGCAGGTGTTCTGGCCTGCCACCTGGTACTTCTTGCAGCCAGGGTGTTCGCATTTTCTCTTCGTCGCCTTTGTCATCGGTCTCTCCTTTACCTGTACCTGTTTAGGCGACCACGCGAACCGTGGGGAGCACAAACTCGTGCCACAGTTGCTGCGTGGATACCGCCATGCCGATGAACTGCACGCACCAGCGCGTCGCTGACGGGCTCGGCATGACACTCGTCGGCTTTCCCGTCGGACCGACCCAGTAGCGCGCTCCGGGGGTCAATGGCGCCACGACGGGTATCGTACCAGCGACCTTCACGTAGCAGGTCGTACTGTCCTTCTTGCGAATGATGATACCGACCGCCGGCATCTTGGCTGGATCGAGGATGTCGCAGCGGCGCACGTAGGGACGTCCACCCATGGCACCCGCAACGTACACGCAGTCGTCGACGGAGTCCTCGAGTTCGCAACTGCAAGCTACAACTCCATCACCCGATGCTGTGGCAACTTGCTGGAGGATCAAGCGTGCCTCCAGACTTCATTGCCGGTAGCATACACTCTTCGCGTCTCTTGTTTCCAGAAAAAAACTGCAGCATCTCCAAATCTTAGTGATGTTGGCGGCAGGTCACGGCCTGTGCTCCGATCTGAGCAGACCGGAGAAACCCGTCGATGAGGGCCCGGCCGAAGACGCTGCATTCGCCTCTCGCCCGCGATGAACCGTCAGTTGCCGTCCGCGGCGAGAGCCAGGTCGTTCGGTCCCAGCTTCAGCGTGGCCACCATGGCGGTCGAAGCTCCCACCGTCGTCAGCTTGAGCTTGGAACCCCAGGTGATGATGAGCCCCGCCGGGATGTCGTAGGAACCCTTGACCACCGTGGTCTCGGTGGTCCCGCTGTAGACCTGGGTCACCGTGCCAAAGGCGTCCACCAGCTCGAGCTTCCAGGTGCTCTGGCCACCCAGCTTGAGCTCCATGCCCGCCAGGAGTAGCGAGTCCCGCGACGGGAAGGAAAGCGGCGCCGCCCAGGGGTCGAAGAGACCCCCCTTGGTCCCGGCTGCGAACACGAACGTGTCGTGGTCGAAGGTCGGCGTGAGGGGCACACCGGTATCCTCTGGAGCGCTGCCGTCGAAGTTGTTGCCAGCCTTGAGCTCTTCTCGGATGGCAACGGGTCGGTCGATGGTTGCGAACATGTTTGGTTCTCCCGGGTTCCGGTGCAGTTTACATCCCTTCCACACCGAAACACAACACTTGTCGTTTGACTTGCACCCCTGAAGGCACCTATGATACCCCGGACTTGTATCAGGTCGCGGGAGAAATGCAAAGTGGCGACTAGCAAAAATCGGAAGTCAGCGAAACCAGTTCAGAAATCCGCATCCAGTACCCGGGCGCCACTCGTGAAGGCCTCGTTCTCATCCGGGGGAGCGGTCGACATCACACGCACGGTTGAGCTCGTGACCAGCGACGAGCAGCGGCTCCCGGGCGGCGCCAAGATCCCCGCCTACGACGCCGACAAGCTCTACGGACTCTACGAGCAGTCCGCCTGGCTTCGCCCCTGCGTCGAGGCCTACGTGACCAACATCGACTCGTTCGGCCACCACTTCGTTCCTGGAATCGATCTGTCGACCGACATCGAGGCCGACACGCGCATCCGCGACTCGATCTTCTACGAGCGCGTGCTCGCCTCGCAGGATGGCAAGCTCACGCCAGACAAGGTCGTCGATCCGACGCCCGAGGAGGTCAAGGAGCGCAAGGAGCGTCTGCGGCGCGTCGCGCGTCTCGAGTACGCTCGACTCAAGGCCTTCTTCTCCCACGTCTGCCCGCAGTTCTCCTTCGTCGAGCTGCGCCGACGGTCGCGGCAGGACCTGGAAGTCTGCGGCAACGCCTACTGGGAGCTCACGCGAAACAAGTTGCGCGAGATCGCCAACCTCTACTACGTCAAGCCGCAGCGCATGCGCTTGCTCCCCGAGGGGGAAGACGACGTCGAGGTCACCGAACGCGTCAAGGTCACCGACATCACGTGGGCTGAGATGAAGCGGCGCCGGCGCTTCAAGAAGTTCATGATGCTGCGCAAGAAGTCGCGTCCGATCTACTTCAAGGAGTACGGTGATCCGCGCATCATGTCGCGTGCCTCGGGCACCTACTACGCGACGGAGCAAGAGCTCCAGGCCAAGGAGAAGGGTGCGCTGCCGGCTACGGAGATCATCCACTTCACGATCTTCTCTCCGGCCTCTGACTATGGCATCCCTCGCTGGATCGCCAACCTGCCCTCGGTCTTCGGCTCGCGAGAGCTCGACGAGGTGAACTACAACTACTTCAGCAACAACGTCGTGCCGCCCCTGGCGCTGCTCTGCTCTGGCGGTCGCTTCGGCAAGGGTGTGGCGCAGAAGATCGAGGAGTACATCGACGAACACCTCAAGGGCAAGAAGGGTGTGCATCGCATCCTCGTCCTCGAGGCCGAGGGTCAGAAGTCGTCCTCGGGAGACTCCGGGCCACGGCAGGTCCCCAAGATTCAGTTCGTACCGCTGCGCGACGTGCAGCTGCAGGACGCACTCTTCCAGGAGTACGACAAGCAGAACGAGGCCAAGATCGCCAAGTCCTTCCGGCTGCCACGCATCCTTCGCGGTGACGACTCTCAGATCAACAGGGCCACAGCCTTCGCCGCCCTGAAGTTCGCCGAGGAACAGGTCTTCGAGCCGGAGCGTCAGATCTTCGACGAGTTCATGGATCGGCACATCATGCCGGAGCTCAACATCACCTTCTGGCTCTTCCGGTCGAACTCGCCCATCGTGCGCGATCCGGAGGCGATGACCGAGATGGTCGTCAACATGGTCAAGGCTGGCGTTCTACTGCCCAGCGAGGCGCGACAGCTCGCGGCCGACATCTTCAACCGCGCCTTCATCGAGGTCAGTGAGGAGTGGTCGAATCGTCCTCTGCCTCTCATCCTGGCCCAGCTTCGCACCGGCGATCTCACGGCACTGGAGATCGCGCCGCGTGCGAAGCCTCCCGAGGAGACCGTCGTCCAGCCCGCCGGAAACGGCGCAGGAGCCTCGGTTCCGCGCATGCCGCGGTCGGCCGGACAACCCCTTCCACCCATTGGCGAGGGGGACACCACACAGGTACAGGAGAGCACATGAGCGACGAGAAGAAGCCCGAGGGCCGGCTGGTCCTGACCCCGGCGGAGCTGGCCTACGGCATTGCCAGTGCCGATCGCAAGCCCTTCGCCACGATGTACCGTAGCGAGGAGGAGCTCAAGGTCTTCATGGTGGCCGTGGAGGCCGTCATCTGGCGGAGCTTCGCCGAGGACGCCAAGCGCGAGCCCTTCAAGGAGCACAAGCCGACGAACAACGAGATCAAGCGGCGCTTCACCATCTGTGAGGCCTGGGTTCGCCACGCCCGCGGGGACCTCGGCTACTCACTCGAGCGCACGGTCGATCTCATGGCTCATGCGCTACGCTGCGAGCTCGACGGGATCACCTTCGATCCAGAAAAGGGCGACAAGACACTCTGGTCGCCCACCTGACGAGGCACACCGATGGTTCGCATCACATTCCTGGGGACGAAGGGCGAGAACGAGTTCAGCAACCGATTTCATCATGGCCACACGGCCTGGTTGCTGGAGAGCGGCAAGACGCGGCTGCTCTTCGACTTCGGCAAGAACCACGCCGGTCAGTACAAGGACGTGAAGCCGACGGCCATCGTCATCTCGCACGCGCATCCCGACCACGTGGAAGGTCTCAAGGACGAGACCGTCGGTGTGCCGGTCTACATGTCGCGGGTCACCGATGGACTGCTCAAGCAGGGCTACGAGGGTCTCGAAGACCGGCGCATCCTGCTCGAGGCCAAGCCGATGACCGTGGCCGACGGCATCACCCTGACCGCGTTTCACACGCGGCACTCGAGCAAGGCGCCATCGGTAGCCATCAAGATCGAGACTCCCGAGGGCACCATCGGCTGGGTGTCGGACGTCATCTCAGTCATGCTGGGCAAGCAGTTCTTCAAGAGCCTCGAGCTCTACATCGGAGATGCCTCTTACTTCCACGGGGGCATGGTCAGAACCATTCGTGGAGAGCTGGTCGGGCACACGGCGGTGACCACGCAACTGGGTTGGCTGGGCAAGCATGGCGTGAAGCAGGCCATCTTCAGCCACTTCGGGGACTGGATCTACCAGGCCGGAGAGCGCCGCGCCCGCGAGATGCTGCACGAGGCGGCGCCTGGCGTGATCATCTATCTCGCGCGCGACGGGGCGGTCTTTCATCTGCGGCAGGGACGTGTGGAACTTGGTCAAGGAAGGACGAAAGGGATGAGCATCACCGACACGCTTTCTGAACTGGCTGAGAAGGCACGCAGCGTGGCTCGGTCCATCGAGGCTGTCACCAAGACGGAGCCGGTGAAGGCGCCCAAGCGCGCCATCGTGCTGGCATCGCATCACGCCCAGGCGGTGGTCAAGGGGCGCAAGACGTTGGTCGTCAAGGCTCGTCTGCTCGAGGCGGCCGGGCAGGAGCTCTACCTGGCCGACTCCAAGTACATCTACGGCGTGGTCGTCCTGTCCAAGCACAAGCCCATCTCCACGGCTGAGTTCCGTCGTCGAGCCAAGGAGCACAGGATCAGCGAGGACGAGCGCAAGAGCATGTGGCCTCTGGCGCGCAAGCTCTACGCCTACCAGGTCGTCGAGATGCACAGCTTCGAGAACCCGAAGCCCTGGACTCCTCCGGAGGCCTCTGCCGCCACCGAGCCGCGGTTCAAGCGTCCTCTCAAGGACGAAGAGGTGGCAGCCTTCACCGAGGGCCAGCTCAAGTCCATCAACGGGGTGCGTGTCATCGCCGAAGGCCTCTTGCCCCTGGTGGATCTCTTCGCCCAGCGGGCACCCAAGCTGATGCCTGTCGAGCAGCCCATCACCGAGCTCCTACCCAGGATGCCCTGGATCATCAAGAGCCTCATCGAGGAGTTCGGAGTGGTGTGCAAGCAGCGCCCAACCGAGTCCTCCGTCCCCTCCATGTCGCCCGGCAACCTCTTCGATCAGGCCGAGCGCCTGGTCTGCCAGCTCGAAGAGGTGACCGACTTCTTGCCCAAGAAGACGCGCATCGCAGGCATTGCTGACGACGCCATCGAGCCTCTACGCAGCTTTGCCAGCCTGGATGCCGAGTTCGTCGAGGGCGACGCCCTGTCGCCGGCCGAGCCCGAGCTCGCTGCAGTCGACCTCTACCTGGAGAAGTACGAGAAGCCCCGCGGGCGCCTGTCCACGCTCAAGATGCCGGACCCGGCTTTCAACGTGAGACGGCTCAAGACCGAGCACTCGACAGGTGTACTTTCTCGCCTCGAGCGACAGGGCAGGATCGGAGAGCGCCAGTTCCTCATCAACGAGCTCGAGGCCACCAAGGCCGATGGCCAGTACGTCTGGGGCGTCATCACGCTCGACAAGCCGGTCAAGTACGACGACCTGTCCAAGGTGCCAGAAGCCATCCGCGAGGGCATCGACCGGTTCTCCAAGGAGGAGTTCTCGACCGAGTCGCCGATCTTCTACATGCCCATGCAGCTCGTGGCAGCCTACGAGCCACCCCTGCGACTCAAGAGCCCTGTACCCTCCCGTCGCTATGGCGGTGCCATCACGCTGCCCGACGCTCTGGCCAAGGGCGCCTGCGGTCCCATCACGAGTGAGGACGTGCCGCACCAAGCCATCAGGCAGGTCGCGGGCGAAGGCCCCTCGATGACCTGGCGAGGCATCACGCCCGACAAGCTCCAGGAGCTCCCGAATGACGAGCTCAAGAACTTGCTCGCCGAGGTGGAACGGCTCATCAGGACCGAGTTCACCGAGGGCAAGACGAGCATCGGAGGTGGCGTCTCTCTCGAGGATGCGACCAACGCTCGTCGCTTCATCGCGAACGAGATGTCCCGTCGTGGCCTGGCCCTGGCCTGCGAGGCAGCCTGCGAGCCGACGACCAAGGCCGGGCCTTCGGAGCAGTACGCCCCCTGCCGTGGCAGTGGAGCCGAGCTCGGCAAGGAGATCGCCCTCGAGGACATCCTGCCCAAGTTCCACGACGAGTTCCTGCTCAGGGCGCCCTTCATCCACCTCTGCGGAGGCGTGGTGAACAACGGGGCGACCAAGAACGACCTCGACGTGCTCATCAAGGGACCACTCGACCCGGTCACCTTCCACGTCGCCAAGTTCCGGCTGGCCCGCATGCTTCCCCCCGAGCTTGCCGAGCGCCTGCAGTTCCATGGCGACGGGGCAGCCGAAGGCGACGTCTCCGCAGCTGGTCCGTTCTCGGCGCACATCCCGCTCTACGACCTGGTCGTCCGCCGGCGCGAGGACTCGCAGGCCATCATCGAGATGCGCGACGCGGGCCTCCTCATCGACCCGACCGAGGTCCTGCTCGCCAAGGCCGATCCAAACCTGAAGCTGCCCGCCAAGGAGGACACGTTCCCCGGAGTCGTCCAGGCGCACATCCGTGGGGCGTCCATCCACGCCGACTTCCGTGTGAAGCAGGGCGACTACCTCATCGGCTACACGCTCTCCATTCAGATCCCCAAGACCGTCCCCGAGTTCAACAGCCTGGCCGAGGCCAAGGCCTTCGTGAAGGACTTCAGCCGGGACGGCTCGAGCTGGAACAAGCCCCTCGTCGCCCCGGCGCGCGTCTACGCCGCACCCAAGGCGCCAGAGCCCGAGGAGTGGCTGCGCATCAACGCCGAAGAGTTCGCCCCCGGCACCGTCGGAGCCACCCGGTTCAAGAAGGGTTACATGATCGCCCTGGCCCACCCCACGGTCTCCCGGGGCAAGACCGAACCCTACTTCCAGGAGTACTTCTGCGAGCGCGACCCGAAGTTCTACGGGCTGCTCAACTTCAGGCTGCTGGTGTCCGACGCCGGCAAGCCCGGTGACCCAGAGGTCGAGGCCGGTCGACAGATGCCCCAGGGTGCCACCTTCATCACGGCCATGTTCACCAAGAGCCTGCTCCCGTCCATGCTCAAGAAGCGAGCCGTGGACACGGGCAGCATCCCGCCGCAGGGCTGGGCCTTCCTACCACCTGGGCTCAAGGCAGTCGTGCCCAAGCAGTTTCAGTACTGGCACGCCAAGGATGAGAAGGAGCGCCTTGGGATTCGGGACGCGCTGGTTGCGGAGGGCTTCTTCAACGAGTCCAACATCAAGATCGTGGACTACGAGTTCCGGCGGGTCGTCACCAAGTACTACCTCTGCGACACGGACAAGGGTTCAGATAGCATAGCATATAAGCATCAACCCTCACCGCCCGCCGATCAGCTTACAGGACCGGCTGAGGTTAGTCAAGAGAAAGATGAAGTCGTCGAGGCTGAGAAGGGACTGAGCAAGGCGCCCTTCACCTTGTCGTGGCAGAGGTGGAAGGGGCAGGTCGTGGTCCGCGCTGCGCCGAGCCGGCAGCTCTTCCACTTGCTCGTCCAGCGCGCGCCGAACGAGCTGGAGGACTTCCAGCTCATGGACGACCCCACGGGCGGTGGACCCATCACGGCCATCCACAAGGTCATCCGCTCGACCGAGGCTGGCAAGCTCATGAGCTATGAGGGCGAGGTGCCCCCGGGCGAGGAGGTTGCCGGTGTGGTGCTCAACGACACGAAGGGTACGCCTTCCACGATGAGCATTCTGCACCGTGGAGAGATCGATTTCTTGCAGGACGACCGAGCCTTCAAGAAGTTTCGATTCAAGGGCAAGGGGCTGCCCAAGTCCCTCGAGGGCGAGCTGGTCCTGCGGGCGGAGAAGGGCGAGGGCGACATCTGGATCTACGAGCAGAGCAAGCAAGTCGGAGAACCCATCGCTCGCGCGGAAGAGGTCGAGCTCGAGAAGAAGGAGCGCATCAAAACCATGCCCCTGGCGGATGGCAAGCAGCTGGCCGACGTCCAGGTCTGGGATCCCAAGGACATCTCCCCAGACGACGACAAGACACACGATCGCGAACGCCTGCGCCCGCTGGCCTTCTACAAGCCGATGAAGGTGGCACCGCGGGCTTCGAACGAGTTCCGGTCGAGCGACATGGATCGGCTCTTCAAGGACTTCGCCACCGAGGAGCTGCTCAAGACGGGGCTCATCGTAGAGCCGAAGTGGAACGGCTTCCGCGCCTCGGTACAGAAGGACGACAAGGGTCGACAACTCATGATCTCGGAGGACATCTGGGATCGCAAGACGCCCGTGTCGAACTTCCTGGATCACTTGCCTGGTCTGAAAGAGGAGCTCGACAAGCTGCCGGGTCCCTACATTCTCGACGGCGAGTTCATGGCCGTTACCAGCGAGGGAGATCCCGTGCCGCGACGCGAGCTGGCAGACTTCCGCTCGACCTCGGCTGCTGACGATGTCAACGTGCGCGTGCACGTCTTCGACATCCTCTTCAGCCCAACCAAGGGCAACGTCATGGCGCAACCGGCTCGCGAGCGACATGACGCGCTGCAGGTATTGCTCAAGGGGCACAAGCTCAGCCGTCTCGTGCTCACACCGCAACGAGTCGTGCACTCGAAGCCGGAGCTCCTCGCGGCCATCGAGTGGGCGCGAGCCATCCCCGGCTCCGAGGGCGCCATGCTCAAGAGTGTGGAGTCCACGGTCACCCTGCGCGAAACGGACTCCATGGCCAAGCTCAAGATGATCCGCGAGATTCGTGGCATCATCTGGGACGCGCATCCGGTCAAGGACTCTCCTGGTGTGCACAACTTCATGTACGCGGTAGGTCCCGTGTCTGCGGAAGAGGCCAAGACCTTCACCGAGACCGTAGAGATCGAAGGCAAGACCTACGTCAAGGCCGGTAAGAGCATTGCACCGTGGCGCAGGACGTGGATTCGGCGCAATGGGCTGATCGAGCTCGTGTCGTTCGAAGAGTCCTGGGAGTCATGTTCGACACCCGTGGAGGTATCACCGTCGGGGTGTGAGCTGCGTGCAGCCAACTTCGAGACTCTATCCGTGGCGAATGGCTGTCTGCAATGGACCAAGGTGTCTGAAGTCAGTCGGCACCCATTCTCCGGCGATCTGCTGCGCGTGGATCAAGAAGTGGGCTCTACCGTTGTCACCGGTGAACACTCGTTGATCGACGAGGACATGTGCGTCTGCCGCGCCGACGCCTTTGCAGGACGGCGTGTTTTCTGGGCCGGAGCGCTGCCGTGGCCCAACGCCTGTGAGGGCGCCTCGCAAGTCAATCTGCGAGATCTGGTTCCAGGAGCCTTCGAGGTTCGCGGCTGCCGACTGCCGGAGATTCTCGAGGGGGATGCGCTGCGCCAAGTGTGCTATTGGTGGGGTCGCTACCTGGCCGATGGCTGCAGCGGTCAATACCAATATGGCTCGGGCGCTCTCGCCAGCCACGTGATCGTGGTCAAGAACTCGCGAGAGATTCAGGAGCGGACACAGCGGGCTCTGCTGGCTCTGGGTCTGGGTGAGGCCACTTGGCGAAAACAAGATCGCACTTGGCACCTCGTGAAGAACTCGCAGCCTTTGCACCACTTGGTCAAATCACTGTCGGGCTGCTCAGCTCACGAGAAGCGTGTACCCAGCTTCGTCTATAATCTGGCGGAAGTCTTCCGCGATGCATTCATACAGGGTGCTTTGGACGACGGAGACGGGGGCCGAGAGGGATCTAGGCGCTACTTCGGTGGAGTATCTTCGCTCTCAGTGCAGGGCATGGCCGGGCTACTGTGGATGTCAGATCGGGCCGGTATTTCGGTTCGCCCCAGTCACCAAGGAACCGCGCTGCGCGTTCGCGAGAGACTTGGAGTGCAGGCCCAGCGACGTTCTGCCGAGATGACACCAATTCCCTACTCTGGCTTCGTGTATGACTTCACGGTTCCGGGATCGGAGAACTTCGTCGACGCAGAGGGTGGGCTACTGTTGCACAACACCTTCAACACCAAGCTCAACGCGCGAGTGGGAGACGTCGTGCGGATCGAGGTCACGGAGCTGCTCTTCGACTCCTCGAACCCAGAGAAGAAGCGACTGCGTGGGTTCACTCCCACGGTGATCGACAGGGTCAGCCAGCCGCCCTCCAATATAAAGGAGGTCCTCGAGCTGCTCGACCCCGGTGAGCTCAAGAAGTCGGAGGCCGAGGCGCGTGCCGGGCTCGCCAAGAACGCCGGGCGGCGCTTCGACATCCTCAAGCAGAGCGCGGACGAGGAGCAGTACGTCTTCGGCGTAGTCCTCGAGCCCGAGACCTTCGACTCCCAGGGTGACATCTACGACCCCGAGACTGTCCGGCAGGCGGCCTACCACTTCATGCGCAAGCAGCACATCTTGGGCTACATGCACGAGTCCCTCCTCGCAAACGCCCAGTACGAGGTGCTCGAAAACTACCTCGCACCCGTAGCTTTTGAGCTGGAGGGCCAGCCGGTCAAGAAGGGCACCTGGCTGCTCGGAGCGCACATCGTCGACCCGAAGCTGTGGGAAGACATCAAGGCTGGTCGGCTCACCGGATGGAGCATTGAGGGCACAGCTCTTGTTGAAGAGATTCGGTAGCCTGGCAGTCCAAGGCTCCGAAGCTCTCCATGGATAGTGCTTCATGGAGCCCTGTTGGATGCTTCCTCGCCTTCCGTAAAGAATTTCCTTGACTTCTAACCTATGAATGCGCTGAATAGGGGTTGACTCATGCCCACCCCTACCGATAAAATCGACCCTCGAAAAGGGAAGCGGCGCCTTCGCGGCATTGAACCCTCGGCTGTAGCTCTGGTCGATAGGGCCGCTAACAAGAGACGGTACTTGATCATCAAGGAGGAAACAATGCCGCATCCAGCTCTGGGTCAAGAGCTCGAGGTCGTCGGCGATGAGCTGCACAATCCCGCCCTGGTGTCCAAGCAGGACCTGGAGCGGGCTGGTCAGGTTCTCGAGGCCCTCGGCGGCGCCGTGGACAACCTGAAGAAGGGACTCGACCAGGACGCGGCTCGGCAGCAGCTGGTCGAGGCCATCACCGAGGCCGAGCGCCTGTACGAGTTGCTCTCGAAGGCCTCGGGTGGCACGGTGACAGCCGTGCTGCGTGAGGTGGGCGAGAAGTGCCTCTCCCTGGCCCAGGCGGCCATGGAGGAGTCGGGCGACATCGACCTGCCCAAGGAGCTGCCCGGTCTCGTGTCGATGCTCCAGGGGCTCGTCGAGAAGTACCCGGAGCCCAAGAAGCCAGACTACCCCGCGGCCAAGTCCGAGCTCGAGTCGTCCTTGCTCGCCGTGGCCGAGCAGGCTCTGGCCACCTCCCAGAAGGTCGCGACGGCCAAGGCCGTGACCGGCGAGCTCGGGGTGGAGGTCGAGACCGTGGCTTCGACCCTGGGAGCGCTGGTCGAGAAGTTCTCCATCAGCAAGGGCGAGACCACACCCGTCCTGCCCGACATCTCCGAGGAGACCGAGGAGGCCGAGGCGCAGGCAACCGCGATGACGCAGACGCTGCGAGAGGTGGCAGATCGCGCTGCCTCTCTGGCCAAGATGGCCACCAGTGAGACACCATCAGATGCCGTGAAGACGGAGATCGGCGCTCTGCGCGACCTCGTCGAGGCGGCGAAGGAGCGATGCCCGATGCAGACGGCAAAGGCGGCAGGCACCTTCTCGAGTACTCTTCGAGAGGTGTCGGAGCGCGCGTTGTCCCTCGCCTCCAAGGCCAAGTCGGCCGGTTTCGAGCAGGCGAAGGCAGCGCGGGAGATCAAGACTCTCAGCACCCTCCTCAAGGGTCTCCTCGACAAGTACCCCGACGTGAAGAAAGCCGAGGAGGCCGTGGCGCCCGAGCTGAGCGACCTCAGCCTGGCCCTCGACATCGACCAGCGGCTGGCCGTGGTCGAGGAGGAGTTCGCCACGTTCGAGACCGCCAAGCGACTCGAGACCGAGAAGATCGCCGCGGACGTCGAGACGGCCCGGGTCGAGGCGGAGAAGGCCGGACTGGCCACGTGCCCGGAGTGCGGCAAGCCGATGGGCTTCGGCAAGTTCTGCCAGAACTGCGGCGTCGAGCGCGCCAAGGCGTGCAAGAAGCCAGCGAAGAAGGATGATGGGGAGATCGACCCACCGGCCGCGGTGACCGAGCCGGTCATCACCCCACCGGCCGCGGTGACCGAGCCCCCGATCACGACGCCCCCGGTGGTCGCCGCGCCCGTGATCGACGCTCCGATCGCCCCGACCGTCGACGAGCTCGCCAAGCGACTCGACACTGCCGTGGCACAGGTGGCCGAGCTGCAGACGCAGATCGCCAAGGCGAGGTCCGAGGTCACTCCGCCGGCGTCGACGGGTGACGAGGGTGGCGGTGAGGGCGAGGGGAACACCGATCCCCTGCTCTTCCCCCGGAACTACAACGATCCCGCTTATCGCGAGCAGCTCGCGAAGCGCGAGTCCAAGTAGGACTCGTGGCGGGTTAACCAGAAGAGTTCAGAACCAAGCTCTCAGGTCCAAGGAGGAATCGCAATGCCATCGGAAAACAGAACTCTCCTGCGGAAGGCGGAGATCGCGGTCAGCGACTTCACGGCTGGCGGCTTGCTTCAGCCGGCGCAGGCGGACAAGTTCATCCAGCTCGCCATCAAGCAGCCGGTGCTGCTCCAGCGCTGCACCGTGACGCCGATGAAGGCCATGAAGGAGGAGCGCGACAAGATGCGCTTCGCCAACCGCGTGCTCCGCGCCGGGCAGGAAGGGACGGCCCTGCCGTCCTCGGCCTGGGCGAAGCCCTCGCTGTCCATGGTCACCCTCGACGCCCAGCTGTTCAAGGCCGAGATGCGGATGACCGACGAGTCGCTCGAGGACCAGATCGAGCGCGGCACCTTCCGTGACACGCTCATCGAGGAGCTCTCCAAGGCCATCGGCCGCGACATGGAGTGGGTGGCCATCCGTGGCGACGTCAACTCGGCGGACCCGGTCCTCGCGAAGCTGAACGGCGTCCTGAAGCAGATCTCGTCCTTCACGGTGGACGCCGGCAGCACCAAGCTGTCCAAGACCATCCTGCGGGACATGTACCGCACCATGCCGGACGAGTTCGCCGAGAACCCGGCCCTCGAGTACTTCACCAACCGCCAGGCGCGGATCGACTACAAGGACGCCCTGTCGGATCGCATGACCGGTCTCGGCGACGCCATGCTGCAGCAGCAGGGCCGCGTGACCTGGTCGGACTTCCCGATCAACCAGGTCACCGAGTTCCCGGTGGACGGCTCGAGCAACACCCAGATCGTCCTGGGTGACCCGCGGGCCATCTTCCTCGGGTTCTACCGGCAGATCAAGATCAAGATCGCCGAGGACATCTCCGCAGGCGTGGTCATCGTCGTCGCGACCGTCCGCTTCGACGTGAAGCTCGCCGAGGAGCTGATGTTCGTGAAGGGGTACAACCTCAAGGGCGCCTAGGCCTAGCGCGAGCTGAGCCGGCACCTGTGAACTAGGTAGCAGCGCACCGGAGTCCGGGGTCTCTCCGGACTCCGATGCGACTTGCTCCAGGAGGAAGCAATCATGGCACTCGGAACCATCACCCTCACGAGCCAGCCGAAGAAGTCGGCCTCGGCCCCCCTCGACCTGGTCGAGCTGAGCTTTGCCGGTGACGGCGACTACCGCACGGGCGGCACGTTGCTGTCGGCGCTGGTGCAGGCCAAGCTGGGTCGCTCCGCGGAGATCGCCTTCGTGCATGAGGTCGCTCTGACCACGCACCTGCCGATCTACGACAAGGCGAACGACAAGCTGATCTGCGTCGTGCGGACCACCGGCCTCGAGGCGGCGGACCACGCGAACCTGGCCGGTGTGACGTTCAAGGTGATCGTGGCCTGCTACTAGACCATCGGGTCTGGGCAGGTTCTCTCTGGGCGAACAAGCCTGTTGCCTCCGGAGGAGAATTGGTTCTCCTCCGGAGGCTCGGTGCTTGCGTTCGCACCGAGACAGAAAGGTATAGAGAAGATGAGCAACGAGTTCTACGCGAGACTGTACCCGCACAACCCGCGCCGGGGCTACCTGGTGCAGAAGCACTGCTTCGAGAATCAGGTGTACGTCGGCGGCCCCAGGCCGAATTGGTACCTGATCGGTCCCGAGCTTGCCGCGCAGTTGCGCGACAAGCTACAGACGCACGACGACCCCGACTCCAAGCCACTCTTCCAGATCGTGACGCCGGAGGAGAAGGAGACCATCGCGGCCTCGGAGCAGCAACAGTTCCTGGCCTCGCTCGGCGCCGTGGGGCAGACCCTGGTCGGGCCGAAGGACGCAGCTCCGCCGCCCACCGTGGACCTGCGAGTCGAAGTCCCGACGACGGTGGCAACGGCGGCGGCCATGCCGGAAGTGACGGCAGCGCCTCCCAAGGGCAAGGGACGCGCGGCGGCTCTGCCTCCCACGAGAGAGCAGCTGCAGTCGGAGAACGCGGCAGGCATCGTCACCTCCACCGAGGTGATGGCCGGTCGCAGAGGAGCAGCCAAGGGAGATGACAAGGGCAGCGGCGAGTAGCCTTCGCATCATGGAAGGCTCCTCAGCACGGCCTCGGAGCGCTCCGCGACCCGGAGGTTCTCTGGCCTATCGCGTTCTGGAAGACAGCAAGGTCGAGGTCTACGATCTCGACTTCGCCGCCTACTGCCTCATGCGCGACCTGGTCATCGCGGACATGATCGAGCTCCGGGCTGGAGGGCCCGGGAAGCCTCCGCAGTTCCTCTTCCTCTTCCACAACGTGGACGACCAGATCGGTAAATTGTCGGTCGACTACACGAACTCCGAGAGCGCCAAGCACGCCGACTGCGTGAGGCGGATCAAGAAGGCGATACGCTCAACGAAACCCCGGGAGGGTTAGATGCCGGGTATCGTGAGAGGTGAGGCCTCCTCGTGCAGCACGCCACTCCTCCCGTTTTTCTACCAGGTGGAGGGGATCCTCGCTGATCTGGCCGAGCTGCGCTTCGAGGTCTACCCCGTGGGCAGCGTGACCAAGTCGGCAGAGTTCACACTCGATCTGCGTCTGGCCGCGGATGGCGGGCACAAGGTGACCACCGGCTACTACGTCGCCCCGCTCAACCCACTCGAGAAGAGCATGGTGGCCGGTCCGTACGAGATCGTCTGGTTCTACCGGGCGGTAGAGAACGGAGCCTGGCAGAGCACGTCCTACTTCTTCGAGGTCCTCGATCCGAAGCACTTCCGCTCGAGCCTGGCCTACGAGGGCTACATCTCGTCGGCCGAGAAGTTGCTCAACACCTGGGAGCTTCACGAGCGCCAGTCGATGATCGATCGGGCGTCCAAGGAGGTGAACCGGCTCACCATGCGGTTCTTCTTCCCGAGGTACATCGCGCACCGGATCACCGTGCGCAAGGAGAGCACCAAGCTCTGGCTCGACGAGCCCATCATCGGCGTCGGGGCGGTGACGATCACCGGTGGCTCGCCCATGTTCGGCATCATGACCGAGACGCCCGTGGGGCTCTCGGGCATCCGGGTCTACAATCGGCATCTCGACTACGTGCTCTCTCCCGACGACCGAGAGAATCCCGGGATCGAGTACTTGCCAGTAGCCAGTCAGGACCTGCAAGAGTACGGCATGGCCAAGTTCCCGGCTGGCTCGCAAAACGTCAAGGTGACGGGTGCCTTCGGCTACACCGATCCGAACGGGGCACCCTTTGGCGAGACCCCGAGACCTCTGCGCGACGTCGTCCTGGCACTGACCTACCGGTTCCTCAAGGATCCACTCGGACAAGACCCGACACTGTGGTCCCCGAATCGCGTCGAGATGGCCAAGACGCGCGACCAGCAGATCAAGTTCGGGGCGGTCAAGAGCAGCGGCTCCGAGCTCGCATCCATGACCGGTGACTCGCGTCTCGATGCGATCCTGGCACCCTACTGCAGACCGTGGCATGTCGGCGTGGCGGGAGGCTAAGTCATGCACTTTCGCCTCGGCCTCGTCCTCGAGAAGTCCGCGGCGGTCATTCATCGCCTGAGTCCATCGGCGACGAAGGACCTGCGCCCCTACACCGGCGCCACGGCGGGCTACGACAAGGACTTCCGCGAGCCGCTCGTGTTCGACACGAATGCTCCGGCCGATGAGCAAGAGCGGATGGACGCACGCATCGAGCTCCCGGCGATCCGCGTGCCCTGCCAGTTCGAGACGCCCAGGTTCGAAGAGCTGAACCAGGAGGTCCAGGGCAACGATCCGCGTTCGTTCTTCAGGTTGGTCCTGTGGCGCGGCGACCTGGAGGACATGGGACTCATCGACAAGCAGAACCGCGCCTGTCTGATCAGGATCGACGACAGGGTCTCGTGCATCGAACGCTGGAACAGTCCCGGTGTCGTCACGGTCCCGTTCGACCCACCTGGCATGTACATCACCGAGATGCAGCCCGGCTCGCCCGGCTTCGGACCCGATGGCTACGACCTGCACATCTGCGCGTTGTCCCGACGGCGTCGGGGAGGCAGCTAGGTCATGCTGTCGAACTTCAGTGTCACGTGCGCTCACGACCTGGAAGAGGCCAAGGAGTTCACGAAGTTCGTGCGGCAATCCAGCGGTCGAGCACTAGACTATGGCCTTCGCAACGTGAGTAGAATGCTGCGTGGGGCCATTCGCGGTGGCATCGCCGGCGATAAGTCGCCGAAGCTCACCCGCGGATCGCGACGCAAGCGGCAGATCGGCAAGCTCGCGGGGGCGTGGCCCGAGGTTCCGGCCTACGGGGGGCGCAAGCCGCTCTACCGAAGTCGGCTCCTGGCACAGTCCATTGACTGGGAGAAGGTGACGACCTACGAGTACATCGTGGGCGTGATGGGTGGTGTGGCTGCTCCGCACAACAACGCGGCAGGCGCGCGCACCATGGACCAGATCGCCGTCATGCAGGAGACGGGCTGGGCGCGCACGTTCCCGGTGACACAGCGGATGCGTGCCTACCTGATGATCTTGTACGGTCGAGCCACGGGCAGCAAGGGCAAGGGTCGCTCCATGGCACAGATGGGTGATGAGCCGACGGGCACGACCATCGCCATCGCTGTTCCGGCGAGACCGATCTGGCAGCAGACGTTCGATGCGAACATCGAAAACGCGTTCAACACCTTCGTGAAGGCATTCGAGAAGATGCTCTTCTACCGTCTGGGCAAGGGAGCCACGGTGAGCTGATGGCGATTCCGACCATCACGTCGATCACTCCGAACCACGGGGCATCCGGTGGAGGCAACTTCATCGAGATCGTCGGCACCGGGTTCCGAACGATCACGCCGCCCGCCCATAGCTACGTGGGCGCCA